TGCCTTATGGCAAAACTGCGCTTGAGCCTGTAATGTCGCCAGAGACCCTGGACTATCATTATACACATTTGTATCGGCGTTATGTGGATAACTTCAATGCAGGCAAATCAAAACGTTTTAACGCGGCCGGTGCTTTCTTACACGACATTTTCTTTACACAGTTCACCAAACCTGGTGAGGGTGATGAACCAGGAACGCTAACTCTAGATCTTATACGAAAGCATTTCCGAAGTTTAACTGGGCTAAAGGCCATAATGCGAGATGAAGCCATGAAGATACAAGGTTCAGGTTGGATCTATCTCGCACTAGATGGTGATATCAAAGTTATACACAATCATGAAATACGCAATGACATTGTGTTGTTAATTGATTGGTGGGAACACGCTTGGGCCCTAGATTACCGATGGGACAAAGAACGGTATATTGACAACATTTGGAAGATTGTCAATTGGCCACACATTGAAGATCGATTGGCGTTAATGTAATGAGCACTTACCAAACCGATGACCTAAGACATCAATTTGGTGATAGTCCAGAAGCACGACAAATCCAAGATGTCAAGATACTACAAAAAGTAAATCGAGTTCATCGTGAAGCATTTAGTGAAAAGTATCCTGGACAAGTTGAGCATTGCCTTAGACTTATTATGGAACGCTTGCAGGCAGGACTTGACAAGCGCCAAGGTTGTGATGTCAGTGATCCTGCTACTTGGCTTATGGGCACAGCTGAATTATGCGATCTCGCTGAAGCTGCCCGTAACCTTAACGAAATTAGAAAAGGCTTCTAATGCTAGACAACGCATTGCTGATGCGTCGCGCGATACGTTACGTATGCGATGAAAACAAACTTGCCATAAACAATCTTGGTCATATGCCTTTTACTGTTAGACAACAGTTTGAGGAATTGGTATTCTCAGTGCAAGAAGACATGCGCTACAACCAATTAAAATACTTTAGACCATTTGAACATCAGCGCAAGTTTTTTAGAACTGGACACAGTGAACGTCGTGGCATCCTGGCCGCGAACCGAATTGGTAAAACAGTCTCCACTTGTTTTGAAACTGCCATGCACCTTACTGGATTGTATCCCTCTTGGTGGGATGGTAAACGTTTTGACAAACCAGTATCTGCAATGGTAGCTGGTGAAGGTTGGAGTCAAGTGGCCCTAGTATTACAAAATGAATTGTTAGGCACCAATGATGTTAAAATTAAAGAAAATATTGGCACTGGCGCTATACCACGTGATTGTATTATTATTCCTACTATGCGTAATGACGGTGCTAACTGTATAGGCGTAGAAGTCAAACATGTTTCAGGTGCCAACAGTTATTTGTTATTTGCCAACTACACACAAGAGGTTCGCCAGATGCAGGGTTTTAAATTAAACCTTGCCGTATTCGATGAACAGCCGCCCGACGATTTCTTCTCAGAAATTGTTACGAGAACTGCAACCACACAAGGTCAAGTGCTTTGTTCGTTTACGCCCTTAAAAGGTCTAAACGGGTTAGTGTCAAAGTTTTGGCATCACGAAGAGGGGTATGATCACATCAGAGTCTCGTGGGATGATGTGCCCGAATACGATCCATGGGGCGAACCTTTTTTATTAAATCACACACGACAACAATTAGAACGCGACTACTTGCCACATGAACGTGATGCACGCCGCAATGGTGTGCCAGTTATGGGTAAAGGTGCTGTGTTCCAAATACGCAATTGGCCCATATATAAAACTGGGGATTACGATTTTAGAAACATTACCGGCATACATAGAGTTATTGCTCTTGACTTGGGCTTGGTTAATGACAAAACTGTTATCTCATTAATGTATTGGATGCCACACGAACAAGAAGCTTGGTTAGATAAACAAATTGTTGTTAAAGGAACCGAAGAAGCCAATCCAATAAACTATATTAATCACCTCATGCGACCCGAAGTCTTTGGCACACCTATTGTGCTTCCAGCAGATGCAGGAACACAAGGACGATATACAATGAACAGTCAAAGTATTCGGGAGCTGTTTGAAAGCTATGAACTAAATGTTCATCCCGATGCAATTATGAATCCCGCTGATGATCAAGGACGCACAACTAACCACAAGAGCTTTGGTATAAACGTTATGCGTCAAATGCTGGAGCTGGCAACATTGCACGTAAATGAAAATTGTGTGGAGTTTTTGCGTGAAGCACAAAATTACTACGTGGACGAAAAGGGCCGATTCTCAGATCCTGATGATTGTATTGATAGTGCACGTTATGCCTTGCTGGGATGTTTAAATGGTATCGCTGAACCTTGGGATAATCGCAGTCCACAACAAAGAATGGCAGCGGCCAAACACAACATGCGGGTTTGGAAAGCAGCCAAACAAAATCAAACCGATCGGCCTGTTTGGAAACGCAGTTGGAGCGCTGAAGGCGGAGTGATGTGACGCTAAATATCTTATAACCATTGGAAATACAACATGTTAGATCTAAAAAACGTCGTAATAAGCAATCTTAACGGACATTCGGGCATGATGGCTCGTTTTGTAAAGATGAAGAGCTTGTTAGACCAAAAGTGTGCAGCAAATTTGCGTTTGTTGGCAACAAAGAACAATATCAATCGTGTAACCGATTATCACTATCTAAACCTAGCAGTTACAGACTCCACAGATCCAGTTAACGGACTTGATTATATTCATCCTGTAGTAAAACCCGTGGTTGATTATGCAACCAGTGTAATTACAAAAGGGCTTGCACAAAACGGTGAAATCAATTTTGAATTTGTAGCCGACAACGAAGATGATGAAGATGTTTAAATGGTATCGCTGAACCTTGGGATAATCGCAGTCCACAACAAAGAATGGCAGCGGCTAAACACAATATGAAGGTATGGAAAGCATCAAAGCAAAATCAAACTGATAGACCTGTTTGGAAACGCAGTTGGAGCGCTGAAGGCGGAGTGATGTGACGCTAAATATCTTATAACCATTGGAAATACAACATGTTAGATCTAAAAAACGTCGTAATAAGCAATCTTAACGGACACTCGGGCATGATGGCTCGATTTGTAAAGATGAAGAGCTTGTTAGACCAAAAGTGTGCAGCAAACTTGCGTTTGTTGGCAACAAAAAACAATATCAATCGTGTAACCGATTATCATTACTTGAACTTAGCAGTTACAGACTCTACAGATCCAGTTAACGGACTTGATTATATTCATCCTGTGGTAAAACCCGTGGTTGATTATGCAACCAGTGTTATAACAAAAGGTCTTGCACAAAACGGCGAAATTAATTTTGAATTTGTAGCCGACAATGAAGAAGATGAAGCAGCAGCACGCCAAGCTACTGAAATGGTGCACAAGCTGATTAATCAAAACAATGATCCGCACTTTATTTTACAACACTGGGTAATGGATGCTTGTTTGCACAAGAATGGTGAAATGCTTATTGCACCCATGCGTGAGCAAATTGTGCGTTATGTAGATGTAACTGGAACTGAAGATCAATTAAGCGCATTTGAACAACAAGCTAATGAAGCAGGTTTAAAAGCCAAACGCAATAGCAAGCGCAAAAAACATGTGGATATGAATCAGGTCATGAAAGAAACTGCACAGTTTCATCAAGACATGCCCGAAGCGCAACGTAAAGAAATAGTTCAAACACATCTAGACAATTTACGATCAATTGCTGATGCTGATCCAGACACAGATGAACTAGCTGCTTTAGATTTAAAAGCACCTGACAGTATTGAATTAACTGATGGCGAAAGTCAATTGCGTGATAGCATTAGACGCAATACAATCTATGATGCAAAATACAAATTAACTGGTTATAACTTAAATGTTAAATTTAGACCAATTGCACAACACTATTGGATGTGTGATCCAACAGTTATTGAAATTCAAGAACAACCTTTTTGTGGTTTTTACAAACCAATGTCAATTCAAGAAGCGTATGAATTGTATCCTGATATTGACTTAGAACAATTTAAAGTTTATGCCGAATATTCCAATGTGGGTTCATATCAAGCTGGATCACTCCTTAACAATCTGGCTTTGCACGCTCGTGATAGTGTGCCAATTAATGGCCTTCCTGCTCAAGGATACTCGGCGCAAGAACCTGAAGCAAGACAAGTTACTGTGCTTACTGTTTGGAATCGTTACGATATTGATAATGATGGAGAGTTGGAACTTATTGAATTAATTTATTCTGGACAGTATGTTATTGCTGCACGTGAAGTAGAATTTATTCCAGTTGCTAACATGGTTCCAAAACCTCTAGCACAAAACTTTTATGGTTTTGCTATTGGTGAAAGCGTTGTTCCACAACAAGAATACATGACATCAGGTTATAGAGCAGAATTGCTAACTGGCCTATTACAATCAACACCACGTATAGGTGTTAAACCTGATCGAGTAGACTTTGAAGAAATACAAGATGGCGAAGCAGCAATCTTTATTTTAGATAGCAAGTTTAATCCACAAACAGACATTTACGCAATGCCTATTCCACAAGGCAATCCAACATTCTTAGATAATACTATGAGCCGTATGCAACAAGACAGTATGGCAATGGTGGGAATGACAAGTCCACAAGACGTGTTTAACCCCGAAGTAATGGATCCGGGTAATAGCGGAGCAAAGTTAAACCTAGCATTAAGTCCAAATCAAATTATTCAAGACAATACTGTAAAGAATTGTGCTGAAGGACTTAAAGATGCAATTTGGTTGATATGGCGCACTTTGATTGCGTTTGGGGATGACTATGGTGTAAAGAAATTGGCACAACAATACCACCCAGAAGGCAAAGCTGAGTTTATGGATTACAAATCGTTCGATGACATGAATTTTAACGAACGTAAAACTATACATATTGATCTTGCACTAGGTATGAAGAGCGAAGAAAATAGCTTACAACGTAGTCAGATTATTAAACAAGCACAAATGCAATTGGCACAAGAAGTTACTGCTGGTGTTGCAAGTGGAGCATTAACTCCAGATGCGTTTAAGAAAATGCGTAAGCCCTATGAAGATATGTTATACACATTAGGTGTTAAAGAAGCAGATGTTTATTTGCCTACTGCACAAGAAGTTATGGCAATGGCAAAACAAGCACAACAAGCTGCTGCACAAAAACAACCTGATCCTAAAACACAGGCCGAAATACAACAAAAACAAGCAGGTGCACAAGTTGACATGGCACGTGCACAACAAATCCAAGCAGATGTTGCAGGTAATAGTGCAAAAATGCAGTTGGATGGCTTTAGTTTAGTCGGTGAACACAAGGCACGTGCTTTCTAAATACTAAATAACTTTAGATTGGAATTGAAATGATTGATCAAGACGTAGTTGATGCGTTCAATGCCCGCCCTAAGGTGGATTTGAACAACATTAAAAAGATGACGCCCAGCCAAATGGATAAACTTAAGGTTTGGGGCACACAAGCAGAAAACTTGTTGACAAACAGAGAGTTTGCAATGTTTGTGCATCAATACAAATTTGAAATGACCGATGCACTTGCAGATATCAAGATGCATAATGAAGTAGATAATAATGCTCGCATAGCTGTTGCTAATCAGCTTGCGGGCATTGATGGATTTATTAGTATGTTGCGTAGAGCAGTATACTTTAAAAACAAAGTGGTAACTCAACAGAACAAAACTGAAGAGCCCAACTTATAACTAAGGAGAAACTATGGAAAACATAGTAACCGATCGCCCTAATCTCGCAAGTGAGACGGTCCCGGTCGAAAATGTCAGTAGTGGTTTAGACGCTATTGCTCAGAAAATGGCCGCAATGAAAGAACAAACTTTGCGTAACCAAATGAGAAATACTGAATCCGCTGAAGCAGGGTCAACTGAGGCGGCAGCCAAAGATGCTCCTGTGGCACCAGAAGGTGTTAAAGTTTCTGATAATGATGTCAGCGACAATGATACCGAATTAGTAGAGCCAGAAGTCAACGCTTTAGAGAGCGAAGATAGTGTAAGCAACGATGAAGTGGTTGCCCCTGATGTTCAGGTAAGCGAAACGAATTCGACTAGCGAAGATATAATTGATTTTTTAGAGTTTGCTGAAGAGCATCCCAACGCCAAGTTTAAATTTAAACGCAACGGAGAAACAATCGAGATCGACGCTAAAAAAGCAGCCGCTATTCTAGGTCAAGGAGCCGCGATAAGTGAAGATGCACGTAAGTTAAAGATTGAAAAGGCCGAGTTTGATGAGTATCTACAAACCAGACGAGCCGAAACAGAAGGTCTTTTACTTGCAATGGAATTTACTGTTCAGCCTCAATTACAAAAGGCTTACGATGAATTATTAAAGGTGCAAGGTTACCAAGCAACTTTTCAACAACAGTTAGCGCAAGCACAGGATCCTGCTTCAAGAGCAAGAATCCAAGCGAACATTAACCAAAATGAGCGATATATGCAACAACAAAGTGCACTTATCAATCAGTTGAAGCCCAAGGTAGATCAGTTTTATCAACTGCGAAGCCAACAGGTAAATGAAATTCTTGAAAACAATCGCAAGAGTTTCAAAGACAAAGAGCTAAAAAACCGTGCAATTTATGAAGAGATTCGTGAGAAAGTAAGCAAGGACTGGAGTGCGGCAACGGGACAATTAGTGCCAGGTATTAAAAACATTGATCTAATATCAAGTGACGAACACTTATTGAGTTTGATACGCGATGGATTAAAGTATAGAGATAGACCGGTTGCTAAAAGTTCAGGAGCAAGCATAGCGGCTTTGACAAGTCGTAAAGCAGGCACCACAATCCAGACACGCAGTGGAAACCAGTTGAGTGATCTTCAAGAAAAAGCCAAGGCGGGCGATAAGAAAGCCCAAGATAACCTCCTGTTAGCCAAGATGAATGCATTAAGGTCACAGAGAGCAAGATAAAAGACATTTTTAAGGAGAATTACAATGTCAACAGGTTATAATAGCACAACAGCTATCGGCAATGGAACTGGACTATACCAAACCGATATCGTTGTTAAGGATTTAGATTTAGATGTTAGCAATCGCGTAAAAGACGACACTCCAGTGTTGAATATGTGTATGGCTAAAAAGCGTAAAGTTGTTTCTACTTTACCTTTGTGGACAAACGACGTTTATCGTCTACCACAAACTCAAGCACAACAAGAAGGTGCAGCAGTTAGTTCAGCAGCAGTTGAACAACAAAGCCGTGCTAACTTGGGTAACTACACACAGATTTTCTCTACTGTAGTTGGTGCTACTGGAACTGCACGTGCTGTTGAACAGTCAGGTGGAGATCCACAAGCATATCAAGAAGTTAAGCAATTGATCGAATTGATGTTTGACGTTGAAGCACAAATCGTTCGTGCTGACCAAATCGGAACAAAGTATTCAGGTCAAGCTGGTATTGCAGCTGGTGTAGGTATTCCTGCAACAGTATTCACATACCCAACTGCTGATGCTAACCCAAATAACACATTTGCCAATGTTGCATTACCAGGTATTACTGCAACCAATGGTGTTTTAAGTGCAAGTGCCAATGGTGTTGCTGCTTATGGTGTTGGTTCAACAGTTTATTCACTAGCACTAGGTCGTAGAATGGGTTCATTGAACTCTTTCGCTGGAACACATAGCTTTAACCCAGCTACAGGTTCTACATACTACACAGTTTTCAACAATGAGTCTAGCGATGCTACAACTCAAGGAACTGCTAACGTATGGACAGTTGGTGGATCATTAGTGTCTAGCACACTAACAAACACAGGTGAAGGCCTAGGTTCTAGCTTCTATTCTTACACAGGCACATTGCAACAATTTGCACCTAGCTTGTATAAGCAATTAGTTACAACTGCTGAGCAACGTTTCAATGCAAAAATCCGCACAATCGTTTGCCCAACAAGTTTAAGAACACACCTAAGCGATACAATGCCTACATCACGTAGCATCAACCGTGTAAACAGTGAGCGTGGTGACACAATCGCTACTTACGAAGGTGATTTTAACTACACATACGAGATTTTTGATTCATGGATCATGGACCAAGTTGGTTCAGGAAACCAAATCTACTTCTTGAATGAAGAAGTTCTACAATGGGGTAGTTTACGTGACCTAGGACCAAACAACGAAGTATTCTCAAATGCTGACGCTAGTTTGGACCAGTTCATTCTAGAAGGAACATTGATTGTTCGTAACCCAGCTGGTGTTGCTGTTCTACACGACATCTCTGCAAGCGGTCAATCTGTAAGCTTCGGATCAGGCAACGGCGGTGCTTCTACTATTATTGGTGGAACAAGAACTGCATCAAACGTTGTTCGTTTGAATGCTTGGGACAACAACAGCTTCTAATCTCAACGATTAGTTGTTTGAATAGGCAAGGCCCCGCAAGGGGCTTTGTCGTTGCTACTAAATACTATTATGAATAATGAATTTGAAAATTATCACGATAAAAGCTATCTTGACGATAACGAAGAGCCCGAATACAACGAAGGCGCACATAGACAAGACGTAGGTGGTTTAGTTACTGCTGATAATGGAATTGCTGATAGATTATTGTCAAATGACAAACTATACAATGCAATGAAAGGTGATTGGAAACGCACTGATTGGAATGGAAGTAAGAATATTAAAGTTACTACCGGACGCGAAGACGGCAAATTCTACATCAAGCGCGAGCAAATGAATGTAGAACATATTGCAAACGTATGTGCCGATTATCGCAAACGTGCTGAAGCTGGTTACGTTGATCCATTAGCACCACTTATGCCTGATGGCAAAATTGGATACAAGTGGATGGAACTGCCCGATGTTATTGCTATACAAATCAGCAATGATTATTTTGGCGGCATGAGTTGGCATACCATCAAGCGAGACAAAACGCTTAAAGCACAATTTTACCGTGTAGTAGAAACAGAATATCCAGCATTTGTTTGCTACCCAGGCGGTAAGTTACCAATACCAATTGAAGTTAACTATCCCTCTAAAGTAGGCCAAACAGCATTTTTTAAAGGCGCTAACTTTCAATGAGCAACAACCTATTACCAATTAGCACAGGCGATGATTTAGTATCATTTGTGTTACAGTTTACTGGCAGCAGTGATGCAACAGAAATACAACAATGTGTTTACTTGACCGAAATGATGATGCGTAACATTGAGTTACCAGCATTAAGAACTAATCCTTGGACCACAATTGGAACTGCAAACAGTTACGGACAAGTTCCAATTCCAGCAGACATGAATCGTCCCATATTGTTTTTTAATCAAGGGTCAGGCGGCACAAGCCCCAATGCTAATGGTGCAGGTCCTTGGATTGTTTATGACCGTATTGGTGATAGAGATATGATTACAGAAAGTTTAAATCAAAACTTGTATCTTGCACCTTACAATACTCCTGAAGTGTATCGCGGTAACTTTAGTGAAGTTGGACAATACTATGAGTTTATTCCAACATTGGCTGCTGGCGCACAAATCAACATGTATTACTTTACAACTTGGCCTTTGTTGTTTACTACAGATAGCAATGGCAATACAGTTGAAACAAACGTTGTATTAAGTAGTTGGCCAGAAGGTTATGTATATGGAACATTACATAACTATTATTACAAACGTAAAATGACAGAAGATGCTGACAAATGGTTAGCTAAATTTCAACTTGCCTGGGATACTGTGGAAGATCAAAACAACAAAGGCAAATGGAGTGGTGGACACAACAAATTATGGAGTGTATTCCAACCACGCAAGAACAGACGCTTCGGCACACGATAATTTAAGGAACACCAATAATGGCTACAATACCAGTAGGCAATACCCCCGGCTTATACCAAATAGGCAGTAATGTAACAATCAACAACAATGCTCAACAATTGTTAACATTGTTGAGCAATGCCGGCACCGTAGGATTTAGTTTAACCAATGCCAACACTCAAGTTGCAGCCACAGTATTGGCTAGTGGGGTCAGTAGCGGAACATATGGCGATGTTACAGATATTCCAGTTATTACAGTAGGCACAGATGGTAGAGTTACCAATATCTCAACAGTTGCAATTACAACCAACACTTACAGTAACACCAATGTTGCTGCTTATTTGAGCGGCACAGTTTCAATTGGTAATTTAACAGTTACTGCTGGAGTATATTGGGCTAATGGCCAACCATACAGTAGTGGTAGCATTTATGGCAATAGCAATGTTGCTGCTTATTTGCCCACATACACAGGCAATTTAACTGCTGGCAATATCACAACAACCGGCACCGAAACTGCAAACAAGTTTGTTTCTACCACAGGTTATTTCTGGGCCAACGGCACAGCATATAGCAGTGGCAGTGGTGGCAGTGGCACATATGGTAATGCCAACGTTGCAGCATTCTTAGCCAATAACCAAAATGGTATTACTACTATTCAAGGCAATAGTTTAACTGCCAATTTTGGATCTAATTTAACACTTAGCGGACAAGGTCTAAGCCCCAACTATTATGTTGTTGCTGAAGCTCCATTTTATGTTGCTGGTGGAATATATAATGTTCCAAGTGCGTTTAACGCTAGTAATGTTGCAATTCAATATAATAGCTCACAAAGTTTTCCTGGTGGATATTTAACAGTTGCAAATACTGCAACTGCTAACAGTTTTAACACAACTGCCGGAATATTTTGGGCCAATGGTGTAAATTATGCATCTACAGTGGCTGGCACATATGGTAACACTAATGTAAATGCTTATTTGGCAAGTGGATCTATAGCTAGTATTGTTGGCGGAAGTTCTTTTGAAGTTGCAAGTTTAACTGGTGCATTATCATTGGTAGCAACTACTACCGCTGAATTGGCCTCAACAGCCGCAAGCGGCAATGTTACATTGATTCAAGGTCCCAATATTGTATTGAGTGGACTTAATGGTTCAAGTGGCAGTGTTTCAAGCAATGTTTGGATAGTGGGTAATACCAATATCACTCAAGGTGCGTATAGCACAAATGGTTATTTTTGGAGTAATGGAGTAGCATACAGCACTCCTAGCACATATAGCAATGCCAACGTTGCAAGTTATTTGCCTGTTTATAACGGTAATATACTTGCCAACAATGTCACAATTAGTGGTAATTTAACTGTAGATGGTAATATTGTAGTTGTTAACTATGAAGAAGTTATTGCTGGCGAAATCATCGCAAACAGCACAACTGCTGCAACAAGCACATCGACCGGTGCGTTACAAAGTTTTGGTGGATTGGGCGTTCAAGGCAATGCTTTTGTCAATGCACTTTATACCAATACACATAATTTTGCAAATGGCGTAAGTATATTTTCATCGGTAGCAAGTAATGCAAATTTAAATGCATTAAGTGCCAATGTAGGTGGCTTTTACACATACGCAAATGCTACGTATTCAACTCAAACTGCATTAAGCAATTTTGAAACTTATGCAAATGCAACTTATGCAACACAGACAAATTTAAGTAATTTTGAAACTTATGCCAATGCTACGTATTCAACTCAAACTGCATTAAGCAATTTTGAAACTTATGCCAATGCTACGTATTCAACTCAAACTGCATTAAGCAATTTTGAAATTTACGCTAATTTAACATATCAATTTGCAGCTAATGCATATAGCAATGTTAATGTTGCTGGCTATTTGCCAACATACAGTGGTAATTTAGCGGCAGTAAACACAACAGGTAATATTACAACAACTACCAATGTAAATGCAAATCAATTGCATAGTATTGCGGGCGCTTATGTTGGTAATGTTATTACCGCAAATGGTGTATTCTGGGCTAATGGTGTCGCATACAGTTCAGGTAGCGGTGGCAGTTATGGTAATACACAAGTTGCTGCTTACTTGCCAACATATACCAGTAATGTAGGAACTACAAGTGCAAATCTAGCATTACAAGGTTGGGCCCCATTTACAGGATACAATATTTTAAGTGGCCATAATGGTGTTATATTAGCCGATGTTTCAAATTCAAGTGGTAATGGAGTTAATTTTGTAACTGGTGGTGCTAACTTTACGTATGGATATATACCAGGAACACAATCGGGTTTAATTGATGGTAGTAATTTAACTACTGGGTTGAGCTTACCAACTGGTTCAAGTGCACAAAGACCCACAACACCAGCTGCCGGAACAATAAGATTCAATACAGATACCGCCAACCCTGAATGGTTTGATGCTAATGATAACTTGTGGAAATTGTTTAGTCAATCTTATACAGCACCATACAGTGCCAGTTACTTGATTGTAGCTGGAGGCGGCGGTGGCGGATGGAACTATGCTGCAGGTGGTGGTGCTGGTGGATTATTGGCTGGCACTGCATCATTAACTCCTGGCACTACATATAGCGTTTCTGTTGGTGCAGGTGGCGCCGGCGGAACCAGCGGCACGAATGGTGGATTACAAGGCGGAAGTTCTAGTGCATTTGGAATGACTGCAATTGGCGGAGGTGGCGGTGAAGGTGCTGTTATTCCAGGAACAGGAACCACTGGTGGATCTGGTGGTGGTGCTTGCGGTGGCGACACTGGATATGCTGGAACTGCTGGACAAGGCTATGCTGGTGGTAATGGCGGTAGCCCAGGTGGTGGTAGCCCAGGTGGTGGTGGTGGAGGCGGTGGCGCTGGAGCCGTAGGTGGAACTGGTGGCAATGGATCTGGAGGAGCTACACTTGGTGGAACTGGTGGTATTGGATATAGTTCAAGTATAACTGGCAGTGCTACATACTATGCAGGTGGAGGCGGTGGTGGTGGCGGTAATGGATCAACTACCAATGCAGGTGGCTCGGGTGGCGGTGGCTACGGAACCAATATTAATGGTGGGTCAGGCCAAGCAGGAACTGCAAACACTGGAGGCGGTGGCGGCGCAGGTGCATCATTTAGTGGTAATGGAGGTTCAGGTGGATCAGGAGTTGTTATTGTTTCAGTTCCAACCGCAAACTATTCAGGAACATACACTGGAAGTGTAACAGTTACAACATCAGGTTCAAATACAATTTTAACATTTACCAGTAGCGGTAGTTATACAGCTTAAGGAACAAACAATGAGTCATTATGCAAAAGTAGTAAATGGTCGAGTAGTAGAAGTTATTCGAGCCGAAGCCGATTTTTTTACCAATGGTAAATTTAGAGATACCAGTCCTGGTGCTTGGATACAAACCAGTTATAATACGCATGGCAATGTGCATACTGGAGGCGGGACTGCATTACGTGGTAATTATGCCGGAATTGGTTATGTATATGATAATACTCACGATGTATTTTATCCCGCACAACCTTATGCAAGTTGGAGTTTAAATACCACAACTTGGCTTTGGGAACCACCTGTTGCAATGCCCACAGATGAAAAATTTTATAAGTGGAACGAAACCAATAGAACCTGGGACGCACAATAATGGCCATTAACTCAGTTAAAACACCATTTACCAAAATGAGTTTTACCCCCGATGTGCCATCAAGCGCATTGACTGCCAATGAATATAATTTTGGTGCCAACGTTGAAACAGATGTTCGCAGTGTTAAATCGGTTTTAGGTGAAGAATATATTTTAAACACAATTACAGGCAATGTAATTTACATGACTGGTGGCTTTAGAGAAACCACAAACTTTTATTTTGTTTGTGCAACCGAACAAGGCAATTGGTATAGTATAGATGACCAAGGTATAACCAATATCAGCACAGGTGCTATCGGTTATAATGGAAACAGTTATGGTAATAGCACAGTTATAACCAGTAGTTGGAATGGTGATGTGTTGTTTATTAATGACCAAGTTAATCCTCCGATGTATTTGTTACCTCCCACAAATGGTGAAGGTTCAACATTGAGATTGTATGACAATGCACCCGACAACTATGTTTGGAATTATGATGTTGGATATAATGGAAGCGGCAACATAGTTCCTCTTTATTCAAGTTTAACTGCAGGTTTTTTACGAGTATACAACAGCCCTAACGTTGGTAGTTTGTTGGTTGCTGGTAATTTGACTGGCAATGTAAATGCCAACGTAGTGCCCAGTGGCGGCACTGTGCAAAACTTACCAACCACTTTACGTTGGAGTCAAAACTTTGGATTGAATCAAGGACCCACAACTTGGGCACCTACACTAACCAACGTAGCCAACGAATTAGAAATTAATGTTCGTGGTGAATTGGTAGATGGATTTACCTTAAATGGTAATTTTTACATATTCAGTTATTGGGATTGTGTGTTAATGAGTCCAATTGCATATACCAGCACAAATGCTCCGGTGTTTGCATTTACCAAAGTAACTGATGGACGTGGATTGATTAACGAAAATTGTTTTGCTATTGTAGATTCTACCGCTTATGGAATTGATTCAAGAGATATTTGGAGTTTCAATGGCAGTGCATTTACTCCTGTTGGAGATCAACGTGTAAAGAATTATTTGTATAGTAATATAAACAAAAATTACACAAACCAAATTTTTATGATTCACAATAGTGAAAAGTATGCTATTGAAATTTATTATCCTGATTTGACCAGCACTGGTTATTGCAATCAAATGATAAGTTATCGTTATGATTTAGATATTTGGAATCCACCTCGAGCAGTGGCACAAGCAACCGCAGCAACTGAATCGCCCATATGGACAGGTAATGTTGCTAATCTAGCCAGTCGCGGAGTTGTATATTCTAGTGCGGCTGGAAATGTTCAATTGATACAAAAAGATATTGGCACAAGTTTTGTTGGCAACACTGCCATCAACAGTTTGTTCCAACGTAACAATATTTCATTTGGTCAAGATTATAGCGCCAGCGTGTTGGTGCATCGTGTGTATCCTGAGATATATGGCACAGGCAATATCAACATCACAGTGGGTGGTAGCGACAGTGTGGCCAACAGTGCAACATATCAAACCACAGTCACCATGCCAATACAAACTAGTAATCCCTGGGTGCAAATCACACAAAACGAAGCACGTGTGACCAGCATACAAGTTGGGGCAAATAGTGCCGTTAACAGTTGGCAAATGACTGCTGCCAATTGGCAGATACGAGTTGTTCAGGATACCAGATAATGGCAACAAATTTTGGTATAACAAGTTCCACTCCCTATACCAATGTTATCCAATCGATAAATTATCTTTTGGCAACACAGGGAACTGCCAATGGCAATAGCAATAGTAGCAGTAACAGTAGCGGATTTACTGGCAATGTTTTAACTGCCAATCTTGTTACTGGTGTTATTAGCACAGTTAGCAATACTGGTGCCACAGTGGTCAGTGCCGTTAGCTATTTGTATCCTTATATAGATGTCAAATACGGCAATAGCGCAACGGGTGCAGGATTTACTAGCAATTGCATCAACACCAATTATTATGGTGTGCATAACACACAAACTCCCATAGAAGATTCAAATCCTGCTGATTATTCTTGGACACAAGTTGTGGGCGGATTTGGAACAAACAAAGTATTGTATTATACAACTGGTGGCGGCAACACCATTAATTTTTATCCTGGTAATGCAGCACCTTATAGTTATTATAGCCCAGTTATTGACAATCAACCCATACTTTTATCGTTGGTTTCGAATACACTAGTTTCTACAGGTGCCATACAACAAACAGCGGCAACACAAGTTGTATTCAATCAAAACAATACCAGTTACCAATTGTTAAACTTTGTCAATGGCAACACCACTATTGGTGGCGCAGGATATATTTGGCCAAACTATACGCGAGGTTTTGCAATTGGTGGTGGAACCACAATTAGTCCTGCTACGACCGGAGCACTGGGCGGTAGCAATTTACAAATTAACTATAACACTTTTCTTAACA